TTATCCACCCGCGTTTCGAGACCGAATGCATCCTTCAAGATCGACCGAACCGCTGCGATAAGCTCCGTCTCGTCCTCATGCAGACTGAAAGTGACATCGGATTCATGTTGGGAGCATGACCCCTCAGCAACCCAGAGGCCGAACAGCCACGCAAGGTCAGGGCCGATCTCGTATTTTCCCGGAGGGATATTGCCCAGCTTGGACCCGAAAGCCTCACGTACCCAGACCTCCCAAGGTTTTCTGGGGTAATGCATCGCCGGAGCAAATAGATAGTCATCGGAATAAACCCTTGAATCCCCGCCCTTGAGCCTGTCCCTTTTATTGGCACTTTCAACCTTCAAGTCGGCAGCGTTCTTCCAACCAGGAGCCGAATAAGAGCGGGATAATACGCGACCGTAATAGTCACGCCGAACCGCCGAAGGAACCACATAAAAAGGGTGATTCGGGGTCGAAAGAATTTTTACTCCGCACGCCGCTTCCGTCCTCACCATCCGGCCAACATGACGGTGTTTCCGGGTATGAGTGACTTTTTTTACCAAGCCCCGATGTGTCAGAACCATGTCCCCAACCGCGACGTCTTGGATCGGCTTCCATGTCCCGTCAGCCATCGTGACTAAAGTATCAGCAGGGAAACACGCAATTTTGACAAGAAAATCAAGATATTGATGGAATTCCATTTCACGATTCGTGGAGCCCATGTTGACGAACTCGACCCCGTCTGTTTGCAGAATCGGAGTTGACCAGGCGTTTCGAGTCCCCGTAACCATCGCGCGCCAGGCCCTTTTGAACGCTTCGAGCTGATCGCCCATTACGCCGGTCTGGTTCTTGCCGGTCTTGATGTTAATCAACCCCTTGACCGCTGCCCCATTCTGGAAAAACTGGGAGTTATGGGTCATCGCGTTGAAGATATTGGTCACGACCGAGACAAGCTGCTCCAGCTCGGAGACGCCGTACCCGTTATTGCGGATGTTGGTGGTCGGATTCCGGACGGCATAAAAAAGTTCGTCGGGCTCGTATTCGGTGACAACCTGCCCGTTTAAAACCTGGACGTAGCGTTTGAGATCGTCCTTCTCAGACGGAAGAGCCTGCCGGATCGTCGCCCCGTCCACCGCATAAAAGGAGTGAAGCCCCCCTTTCCGGGTGGGCAGAAGCTCCGTCACGGCAGCATCGAACGTCAGGGAGTCCCGTACTATCTTTTTAAGCCAGGTGTCGAAGTTGTCCCTGCCAGGGGCCTCGTAGCCGCAGTATGAAATAAACCGCTCGATTTCGATGATTCGCTCAGTATCGGACTTGGACAGCTTTTTGTTGATGTCATTATGAATGATCTTGAACCCCAAAGGATCGTTGCCGGCCACCGGAGAACCGGTCATCGCGACAGAAAATACACCAATCTGCCGGATACGGGTGTTGATGATCGAACTGACGATCGGATTCTTTTCCGCCATGATCCTGAGCGTGTCCCATGTCAGAGAAGACCGGCGCTCCTGCCAGAGGCCAGACTGGGATACAAAGTCATATGGATTGACGAAAAACGTTTTGGGGTCGTCTCGCGCAGGCGGATCAGGAGAAGGGAGCTGCTTCGGCTTTTTAGCTTTGGCCAGCTCGTCCTGCGCGTATTCGTTGAGAAACTGGAAGAAATCAGCGTGTTCTGGTGTCATTATTTACCCGCCTCGGGGTTAGTAGAGATCGTCTTCTTGGTCGCCGAAAACCGAAAGCAGCTCCATCGGGACCTGCCCAACAACGTCAGCGCGAATGGAAGAAACGTCCAGATCCGGCAAGTGCCGGTGTTGACGACCACGACATTTTACGCACTCGAAAATCGATTCGTCAGAGTTTACCGGGAACAATTCACCGCCGCATTTTTTGCAAAGCATTATGAACCGCCTCTATTAATTATCGGCCATCGGGCCGTCAGTGTCAAAGTAATTAATTAGATTGATACGGTATCAAAGGAAATCGAAAGCGAACGGAGCAGTGCCTTTGAGATCCTTGTATTCGAACCCCATCAACCCGTAGCCGGTGGCATGGGCGAAATGATCGTCGCCCGTTTCCTCGATCCGTTCTTTGATCGTTCCGTCATCAGCCTCTTCGAGCACCGTGACCAGCGTTTTCATATGGCTGCGGTATGTCGAAATCAACGGAGCCTGGTCTTCATCCGGAATCACGACATGCTGTTCACGGAACTCATGTGACATGCCCTTGAGCCAGCCGGTTCGATCGACCGACACCGTGCTGCCTTCCTCGTTAAAATGAGGGCGGACAAGCCTGGATTCATTCGCGTAGGTGCAGCCGTAGACCCGACCCGGAAACTGCTTGGCGAGGTATGTGACCCGGTCTTTGCCGTAGCCCCAGTCGGGGATGATTACGTCGGGCCGGAACGGTCGGATAAACTCTTCAATTCTCTTGGTACTGCCGAGGGGCTCCTTGCTGTCCTCTGCCATAAACAACCCGATCAACTCTTTTTTAGAGCCCTCGCCCCGCTGCCCGAAAACAACCGCCCAGTTATAAGACCCCCAGTCGATGCCCACCGTGATATAAGTGTAAGCTGGGGGGCGATGAACCTGAACCTTCAACGCCGTGTCGGTGCAGAGGTCCAGGATGTGGTCTGTCAGCAGAATATTATCGGAGGCGTATGTTTCACCCAGAACGTAATTCCAGAATAACTGGGGGAAACGATAATCCTTTTTCTTCTGCATGATCTCATCGGCGGAGATCCAGCAACACATTAACTGGTTGATGTGAAAACACCAGTGATCGATGCGGGAGGGATAAGCCCCTACCCATTGCCCGTGCCAGCGATCGATGCTCAGGGATTTGCACTTCGAACAGCAGAAAGCGTAAGACCCCGGCGGAATGATTTTTTCGTGCGGAGCAACCGGTTTCAGCTCCAGGATATTTTCGGGGTATTTCAGATACTGGTATTTGCCGCACGCCGGACATTTCACAAACCAAGTCATCTGGTTCGATTTTTGCCAGAGTTCGTCAATTCCCCGACCCGGAAGCGACGGTGTCGAAATTTCACGCTGCCAGCCGAAGCGAGAGGACGACAGCGACTCTTTGAATGCGATCCCTACCCCGCGTTTCATTCGGTCGATCTCGTCAAAATAAACCGAATCCGCGTCAACACCCTCGGCGAGCTTCGGGTTCGTCGAAGACCGCATGTAGAGGACGCCCTTACCCAGACGCTTCAGGGTGACATTCTGGGGGTCGGCCATCATGGACTTTAAAGAATTGTCGCGGGAGTTGGTGATCGCATCCTTGACCCGGATATTCGAGAAGTCTTCAAGCTGCTTGGGTGAAGGAAACGTATAAATAACGTTCATCGGATAGGTGTGGAGGCTCCAGAGCGCTTCAGTGACGCAGCTCTCCGACACCCCTGCCTGCCGGGATTTTTTGTATCCCTTAACACGGGGCTGAACCATCAGCGGCAGCATCAAGAACGGGCGGTGAAACCGAGGGTCTTTATAGTCGATAAACCCATACGCCCGCCCCCGGACGGTGCGGTGGTTCAACCCCCACATAGCCGCCGAATTGACTGAATCGGGAAAATCACCCACCGGAACCCGCCAGAACTTTTTGGTGAAGTTCGACCAGTTGTGCCAAAGCATCCTGGGCGTCAGCGTTGCCTGAAGTGACAGATGCTCTGACCGCCTTTTCAAACGGATCGGGATCGGCAGAACGGGTCGTCATATCTCCCGTCATCCGCGTGTCGGTGTTCTCGGTAGACTGGCCAGCCTGGAGCCGGGTCATGCGATGATACACCTCCATCGTGCTGCTCAATGCGCGGATGTCAGCAGGAGACAACCCAACATGTAAGAGCGGCTGACCAGTTGCATCCATGAGAGGCCGGCCCTTTTCATCGTGCTGGAGGATCTTGCGGCGTGCGGCAAGAGACAGCAAGCGCATGTTCGTGAATATTTCTTCGAACATCTGATCCGACTGCTCGGCATATTTGACGACAGCCTTCTCAACTACCTTCTTGTCGATTGCGTGTTTAATTTCCGCAACCAGCACATTCCACCCGCCGGCTTTTTTCCAGGCAGCGATTGTCCCTCTATGTACGCCGATGATCCTTGCTAACTGGGAATCCGATATAGCCCCCTGCTTATCAAGGAAGAGCTTTTTGGCTTTATTAATCCGATCGTCTTCAATCGGTCCACGCTTCGTATGTTTCGGCAATTTTTTCATCAGTTGGCGCCTGTATTGTCGGTCTTACCCGGCATATTGTCGGTATGTGTTTCGACAGGTGCTGGGAAAACCCGACAGGTTACCCGTTATTTTCGACAGATGCTTTCAATAGGGCGGAAAATACCCGCCCGAATTTAATGGCGTCGTTTTTATCTTCAATTCCCAGTCTTGTTGCCTGCGCTTCTGCTGCGGCATCCAAAGCCCCGGATTCGTCTTGTGGCACCCGACAGGCTATTTTCGCATATGGCGCACCATCGTCGGGTTCGAACGGATCTTTCGGCGAACCATACTCCGAGAAGTCGAAGCTGACGGCGTCGATCATGGTTTGAATCTCTTCCGGCTTATACGGCAGGAAAGACGAAAGGACTTCCGCGTCGTAGGATTTTACCGAAGCAAACAGCTCGGCTGCTTTTATGAAGTCGGGGGTGCCTTTGATC